CTGCTCGCGCACTAGAGGTTCAGAAGGCAAACGACTACGGCGGACAGATTGCTACTCTAAAGGCAGAGATTGAGAACCTACGCTCTGGCTCTGACGAGATTGCCAAGTCAGCCGCGCCTGACACGACCGACATTCGCATCCCTACACACGAGGAGTTTGCCCAGATGGGTACAGACCTCGACGGGTGGAAGGCCACAGAGGATCTAGCAAGGAGGGCTTTGAGGGGCGAGTAATCGTTTTTCGGGTGAGATAGGAGAAAGGAAGTGAAAAAAATGAGTGGATCAAGAGGATACATACGAACAATTGAAGACATGGAGAGGCTATACTACGGAGCAGGTGCAGGTGCAAACGCATGGGCATACTCTGGAACTGACCTCCTCAAGGCTGACTCGCCTCTGGTGAGCAGTACCACAGGAACCTACCAAGCAATCTTCGGAAGAAAGGTCTGGTCGCAGTTGAACCAAGAGTTCAACGCTTTCAGCATACTGCCCAAGAAGCCTTGGGAAAAGAGCGGTTGGAGGGTAGTCACCGACAAGCCCTCCTTCACAAAGGGCGGCGGACTACCTGAGAACGGAACTCTTCCAGAAACGAGCAAGCCGACCTTCGCAGAGGTCAGCACCAAGCCCAAGACCGTGGCTCACACCTTCGACCTGAGCGAGACTGCAATGTTCCTCGCTGACAAGGACGACGGATTGGGTGACGCTAGGGCTGTCATGAAGATGGAGATGGCAAAGCACCACGCCGAACACATCAACACGATGCTCCTAGAGGACGTGGATGTAACAGCAGGAAACGACTTTGAGTCCCTAGACAGGACTCTTTCGTCTTCCTTCACCGAGTCTGCAACTGACTTCGTGACTGCAATCAGCGATCACAACCAATACAACATCACGAGGAACGGTGCAGGTGCAGGTTCAGCACAATGGTACGATTCCAACGTGGACGCAGGAGCCGCAGGAGCCGCTCGCGCTCTGTCTCTGAACATCATAGACGGAATGTTCCGAAGCATCTGGGAGAAGGGTGGACAGCCAAAGGTCATGCTGACTGGCTACGACACGCTTGAGAAGATCCAGCAACTCCTTCAGCCACAGCAGAGGTTCACCGAGATGAAGAGAGTCGTTCCCGGCGTGAACGGAGTCAAGGGTGTCCCCGGTATGGAGGCAGGATTCGTCGTAGCAACCTACAACGGCGTACCACTAATTCCTTCCAAGGACGTACACGCAGACTCAGGCGAACTGTCGAGAATGTATTTCCTCGACACGGACTACCTATACTTCTGCACAGCCAAGCCAACTCTGTACCACGAGTCCGGTATCGAGACTGGCGACCCATTCGGGATCAACAGGCTAGGTCAGATGGGAATGTTCCACACCATGGGAGAACTATGGCAGTTATTCTATCGAGCGCACGGAAAGGTGAGGGACATATCCGCGTGAGCAGATGGAGAATGATGGAGAAAAAGGAGTGAGAAAAATATGGCAAACACAAATTTGACAGGAACACCGACAGAAGTATTCAACAGCCGCATTTGGGGTGGCGTTGGAATGGACGACACAGCATGGCTACAAAGCCCAATCGGAAGCGACAGCGTAACAGGCACAATCTGCATGGGCGTTGTTGATGTCGTAATCACAGATGGTGATGCGGCGGCGGCTTACGATCTAGCACTAGCAACCAACCCCGTAGTTGGTTCGGAATTGATAGGAATCCTAAGCCTACACAACATTACCTCGGCGGCAGGGAACGCAATCCCCGTGGCAGGGAATGTATCAACAACCACCCTGCTAAAGTTCACCGGCGCAGGTAATGATGGTGACACGATTAGGATGTCCTTCCTATACAGGTGAAGGTGAGCCAAATGGCTCTTAGCCTTCGTTACGTTGGAAACCGCCCTTACACGGAAATACGCCTAAGCAAGCACATCGTTGCAGGGTTTTCCCGTGGCATGATTAGGGACGACATCCCAGAGGATCTTATCAGGGACAAGTTCATTCCTATGATTGAGAATGGTGCAACGGCTTGGGAAGTAGTAGGCACTAGCAAGAAACAGGCGAAGAAGATGCTCGATGTAGTCGAAGAACCGACTCCCGTAGCAGAGCCTGAGCCTGAGCCTGAGCCAGTAGTTGAGGAAGAACCAGTCCCTGCTACTACCGATGCAGAGGTGGATGTGGACATACTCCTAGCGGCGGCAGGTTTCGACAGCACTATGACACGAGCGCAGATGATGGCTTGGTGTTCAGACAAGGGCATCTCCGTGAACAACAGATCGACCAAGGCATCTATGACCGATGCCGCCCGTGAACACATCACGGGGGCGTCTGAGTGAACGATGAGATTGATGACGGCGTAGGTCGTTACGCAAGTCGCACCAGAATCAACCGCAGAGTCCTAGACATCACCGGAGATGGCACAGGTTCCATAAGTGGCACTATCGACATGAATGGGAAGATTTCCCGTATCGTGTTAGATATGTCTCGCATGGCAAGCAACTCCAACGGTGCTACACAGGGTTCAATGGCAATCACGATGGATGCGGAATCGGACGGCGGAACCGATTACAAGTATTGTGAAACCGTATCGAGTCTCGATTTCAGGACCGCAAGCAACCTAGTAGGACACTTCCAGATTGCAGAGGGAGCGAACACGGACACAGCAGGAGTGCATCTCACAATCAACAACCCGGCAGGTGCGGCAGGATCGTGGAACGGAGCGGTGTGCGGCAGAGTCAAGTTCACATTATCCCTTTCTGGTGGCAAAGTCTTCACAAGTGGAGCATCAAACATCGCTAAAATCACCATTCTTCATGAGTGATTAAAAAAATATATGTTAAATAGGATTGTCCCCAAGGAGTTAATTGTATGGCACTTACAGTCGAGCAATTAGGACGAACGAACGTGACGGGCAATAGGCTTACTGTTGCTCTCAAGGTAACTTTTGACGCGAGTTATCCAACTGGCGGAGAAGCACTCGATCTAACTGCTTATGTTTCAAACATAGAAACCGTCCATGTTGAAGTGAGTGGCGGTTTCGTCTTCCAATACGACAGAACCAACAAGAAGTTGAAGGCGTTTGAAGCAGGTGGAGATGGAGATGCTTTGGATGAGGTCGATAACGCGACCAATCTATCAACCGTAGTCACATATGTCACAGTCACAGGTGGACGAGCCTAATCGGGGGCTTGCCGGTGGGACTAGAAGTCGATGACCTCTGCTTTGAAGAAGCACACGAGATAGAGCGTCGTCGCAAGACACGCATGGCTGAGATAGCCACCGACGAAGGTTCTATCCACGAGGGCGACTCCCCCTTTAGCAGGAAGAACCTTGCGAAGGCGCAGACAATCAAGATGAAGTTGAGAGGTAGGGAGAGATATGACATTCAGAACATCACATCGGGAACTCGTTGCACCGACTGTGGGTTGTTGCATTTCTGTTGGACTCCTCGATGTGCCGGTTGCGGATCAGACATGGATTTCAATCTGGGGAGACATGGGTGATGCATAGTGCCAAGGACATTCACACCGGGGCATAGGCCAAGTCAGCCCCTCTATCCTGATGAGTTGGTTTACACCACCGTTGCAAAGGTCGAGTCCTACTTGCAATTACCAGACGCCAAACCAACAGAGTTGATTGGAGATACAACCACAGCCTCAGAGGGAGGGCAGACTGTGATAAAGATGCCAATCTCTGGCGAGGACTATCGGAGATGGGGTTTCGCTACGGATGACGTGCTGACCATTTACGACAACGTGGATGGTCTGGGGAAATCAATTACGCTGACAGGCGTCGAATCAACAGGGTCTAGTGGAGGCGTGACTCTGAAAGCGGTCGATCCGGGGACTGCATACACGAAGGCCAATCTGGCAAAGATACAGCCGACAAGCGTACTCTCCAACTCTGGTCAAAGGGGAATAACCAAGTCTCAAGTCGAGACTCTGATAAGGAGAAGGCAGGATTACATCGACGGTATATGCAGAATCTCATGGCGACCCCACATCATGGTCGATGAGTATCAGAACTTCACCACTTTCAAGCCATACCGAAGGAGGTACTACACAGATTACGTTGGTGCGGTTTACCTTAGATACAGGCCAATCCAAAGACTCCTGCGAATGGGCGTCTGGCAGGGAGACAAGTATAGGGAACTAGCCGCCGCTCGCATACGCCTTGTTGTCAAAGACCCTCATCTGTTTAACGCGACAGACAAGATATTCCTGTGTCCCAACATAGCGCATACTGCAACATTGTCAAGTGGGACATCATCGACCACATGGGCGAAGGACTTCGGTGTCAAGACCATAGCCTCTGAGATTGGCAACCTGATTAACCAAGACAGTAACACGTCCAAAGCGGCCATACAGATTGGTAGCATGACTGAGAACAGCAAAGCACTCAATGTGAGCCATGAGTTCCTTGCTACTGCCAACAGCGATGAGGGTGATGGCAACGTCCTGATTAGTAGCATGAGATCGACCGATGAGGGAGAGATAGTCACCATTGCCGTCACGAACGAGAGTTGCTTTGGTTTCGACCTGAGCAACACCAACAGCCAGACCGTTGCTTCAACTGGTAGCACGTTCACCGTTGCAGATGCCTCTGGCTTCGTACAAGGAAATGGGTTGTATTACTATGGTTCTGGCACGGACATAAAGGTAGCAAGATGCACTAGGAGCGGCAACAGCATAACCATAGCAGACGATCTCACGTCAGACTTCCAATCAGGACTCACTACAAGCACCGTCGTCAAGCAAACCACATTCGATAGCGATGCCACGGATGAGCAAAGACAGAAGGACTGGTGGTCGATAGAGGACAACGGTGCGATTATGTTCAACAATCAATACCCATTCTTTGAGAATCACAGCCTCAAGATTTCATACGTCTATGGAGAGAGGTATCTCGACAAGGCCATAGAGGACGCTTGCACAAAGTTGGTTGCCATGGACATCATGATGACCGACGACTACACGGCGATGTTCCCAGAGGGAACGCAGAACGTGGATTTGAGTTCAAAGATGCAGAAACTAGACGAAGAGGTGAAGAGACTACTAATCCCATATCAAGAGTCAATAATTGTTGCAGGTATGGGTGGTTAGTCTGTGCAAGAGAGTTACATCAAATACCTTGAGAACATCCTAAAAAATCTAAAGGAAGTTACGAAGTCTATCTCTGAGTCTGCCCAAGCGCAGAAATCCACTTACGAGGTGGTTTTAGACAGAGAGAAAAAGATGTCTGAAAGGGACGGCCTTGACTACTCTGACGAAGAACTAGAAGAACTGGCTATGATACAGGTAAACAATAGCCCCGTGGGCAAGCAGATAGAGGTATCAATAGACAAACTGGAGGATGCGTACCTTGGCTGACCCGATAATTGCTTTACGAGACATACTCCAGTCGAACTGGTCTAAACCCCCAGAGCCATCCATAGAGGACATTGCCGATCTTGACAGGGGCGATGCGAAGAGAGTCAGGATGCTCGATAGCGATGTCATCCGTATCTTTGAGACAGCACATAACGAAGCGCAACCCGAACTGCTGTATGACTATGTGAACGAACACGTCAATATCACCATCGACATAAGGTCTGTCGATAGCAGAGAGAGATTATCAGAACTAAGGAACGAGGTCCGAAGAATCATACATGGATTCAGAAAGGGAGATGGTACGAACTTCGATCGAGCCATATTCAAGACAAGGACAGACCTTTCTGATAGGAGCAAGAAACTATTCAGGTACACGATTCAATGTGAGGTAATCACATTCAGTTTGCTCGCTACTGCCGTTGATCCTGTGGTAAATCCAGCAGACGGCCAAGTAAGCGGCGGCAATACGTTCCAAACCTTTGATGGAGATTTACTGACTATTGCCCAAATGACCCCCTCTGACGGGGTATTCATCGTAGGAAGTGGGGCTAATTGGGTAGCG